GGCAGAGCAACTGTCCCAATCACAAGAAATGGTGATTTAGTTACTAAAATGTGGTTAAAAACTACAGTCAAAACATCAGATACATTAGTAAAAGCATCTAAATCAGATACTGCTTACCAATATATTATTGAAGGTACTCCTACAGTTAATGCACTTGCACATGCTAATGGTAAAACAATTAAAGTTGAAGGAACTGCTGCAAATAGAATTACTGTTACTGTATTACAAGGATTTGCAGCAGGTGATTTTACTTTAACAGTTGCTGCTGGAGATATCATTAAATTAGAAGGATTTACTCAAGCTGGTTACAATGGATCTTTCGCAGTCCAAGCTGTTACAACAGCTTTTAATGCCGGAACTGCAGATGGTGTATATGTATGCCATGCACCTGGTATGACTGTTACTGGAGCAGAAACATCAGATGCTGCAACACATAAAATATCAGTATTTGACAAATCAGCAAATGACGAATATGAAACATTCGAATGGGGAACTGATCTTGGTTATTCATTAATCAACAGTGTTGAATTACAAATTGGTGGAACTAAAATTGATAAACATTACGGAAGATGGATGCATGTATGGAGTCAATTAACTAGAAATGGTGATCATGACAAATCACATACTGAAATGATTGCTTGTGAAACAGCTGCAGGAGCAGCTCCTTCTCATGAATTATACGTTCCATTACAATTTTTCTGCTGCAGAAATGATGGTTTAGCTTTACCATTAATTGCTTTACAATATCACGATGTCAGACTAGAATTTGAATTCCAAACAGGACAAAACACTGTTGTAAATTTAGAAGCTGATGGTACCGTTGGATCTAAAGGTGGTAACGTATCAATGTCTAACACCACTTTATTAGTAAACTACATTTACTTAGATAGTGAAGAAAGAAAAAGATTCGCACAAGCTTCTCATGAATACTTAATTGAACAATTACAATTCACTGGTGTTGAAACTGTCGTTGCATCTGGATCAAACAAAATTAGATTAAATTTCAATCATCCAGTTAAAGAATTAGTCTGGGCTGCTGAAAAATATGCTGCTAATATAAGCCACTTTGATTTCTCAAATGGTTCATCAGCTAACCCAGTATCAAATGCTTTACTTCAATTAAACGGTCATGACAGATTTGCTCAAGAAACTGGTAAATTCTTCAACTATGTACAACCACATACACATCACTCTAGAACACCTGCTGCAGGTATCAATGTATACTCATTTGCACTTAACCCAGAAGAACATCAACCATCTGGAACATGCAACTTCTCAAGAATTGATAATGCTACATTAAATGTTACTACTGCTGCTGCTGGTACTCAATTATATGTATATGGTGTCAACTATAACGTATTAAGAATTATGAGTGGTATGGGTGGTGTTGCTTACAGTAACTAAATTTATTACTTTACATCTTATTTAATTAATCAAAAAATATATAGTATTAATACTTTTTGACTAAATTTTTATATACAATAATTATATATAAAATATGGGTGGAGGTTTAATGCAACTCGTAGCCTATGGAGCTCAAGACGTTTACCTTACTGGTAATCCTCAAATTACTTTTTTCAAAGTTGTCTACAGAAGACACACCAACTTCGCATGTGAAGCTATTGAACAAACTTTCAATGGTACACCTGCATTCGGTGGCAAAGCCACTGTACCAATCACAAGAAATGGTGATTTAGTCACTAAAATGTGGTTAAAAACTGATATAAAATCAACTGATAATTTCGCTAAAGTGCACACTAGCGCAACAACTACTGCTGTTTATGCTTTAGGAACTGCATCAAGTACTAATGCTGGAAATACAGCATCTATTACATGTGCAAATAGCGGTTATGGTGAAATTACTATTACTTTAGCTGCTGGTAGTACTGCTTTATCTGCAGCAAATGCACCTGTAGGAGGTGTTATAAGAATTCAAGGTGTTACTAATTATAATGGTTATTATGTAGTAACAACTGTTGGTAATAATACTGTCGCTAAAGTTGCAGCATTAGCAATGGATGTTACTGACCCAATTAATGGAACTGTATCATCCGGTAAATTTCATGATGGTACTGGATCACCTGCTGACTCCGCTACATTAACCGTTGCAACTGCAATTGTCACAACTTATAAAGATGCAGAAGCATTTGAATATGTTGATGATCTTGGATATGCTTTAATTAATTCAGTTGAATTACAAATTGGTGGAACTAAAATTGATAAACATTATGGAAGATGGATGCATATCTGGAGTCAATTAACAAAAACAGCTGGTCAAGAAGCATTCTACGGTGATTGTATTAATGCTCATCACGCTGAATGGGGTGATGCATCAAAATCTAGAACTTTATACGTTCCATTACAATTCTTCTGCTGCAGAAACGATGGATTAGCATTACCATTAATTGCTTTACAATATCACGATGTTAGACTTGAATTCGAATTCGAAACTGCCGCTAACTGCTGTGTAAGTGCAAGCAAATCTGGAAATATATCATTATCTAATACAACATTATTAGTTAACTACATCTACTTAGATTCCGAAGAAAGAAAAAGATTCGCACAAGCTTCTCACGAATACTTAATTGAACAATTACAATTCACAGGTGTTGAAACTGTTGCAGAAAACACTAATGGTAACAAAGTTAGATTAAATTTCAATCACCCAGTCAAAGAATTAGTATGGGCTGTTCAAAATGCAGATGATGGTACTAAAACTAAATTTGTAAACTATGGTGATAATTCCAGCCATAACCCAGTAACTAGAGCATTACTTCAATTAAATGGTCATGATCGTTTCTCTGAACAAGATGGTTTATACTTCAATAGAGTTCAACCAAACCAACATCACTCTAGACAACCTTCTGATGGTATCAATGTTTACTCATTTGCACTTAACCCAGAAGAACATCAACCATCTGGAACATGCAATTTCTCTAGAATTGATAACGCAACATTAACTGTTGACTTAGCTAACAATTCTGGATCTAATATGTACGTATATGGTGTCAACTATAATGTTTTAAGAATTATGAGTGGTATGGGAGGTGTTGCTTACAGTAACTAATTATTCACTATAATATCTCTATTATTAAATAACATTAATTTTATTTCCCCTTTAATTTTATTTAATACAACATCATTTTCTTTTTTGTCAATATATTTTCTAAATTTTTTCATAATATCTGGATATTGATTTCCATTTTCTATCCATTCTTCTATTTTTTGCTCCATAATTGATTCCTTATCATCAATTAAATTTTGAATTGATTCATCTCTATCATTTAAAATCCATTTACTACCATTATAAATCATTACATAGTTATTTTTCAAATTTGATATGTATATATTATGATTTTCTGGCTTTTTTGGATTAAAATGAATTTGTTTTATCAAATGTGGTATACAAAAATTAGAATGCTTCAAACATTTCATATAATCTTTATCCGTTAAATGAGATATATCTGAATTATTATAAGCTAATATTTGAATATTATTTTGAATATTATTTTGAGTTCCAATATTTATACCTGTCTTCTTTATTAACTCATCTATTTGATTATTTCGTTTTTCTAACTCTAAATCTCGTTTTTCTAACTCCTTCTTACACTGTTGCAATTCATCATTTAATAATTTTACTAATTCTGTCATATTCTGTTTACATTCATCATCTTTTATTTTTTCTTTACATGTCTTCAAATGTCGCCATAAATTCTTATAACTACTTAATTTTTTATTACAAAATTCACATACATATTCACTTGAATTATTTTCATTAAATATTTTGTCATTATTTTGGGTATTTTTTGAGGATATAGTGAGGATTTTTTGAGGATGTTTTTTTGGATATTGGGTATTTTTTGAGGATTTTTTGGGTATATTGATTTTATCTTCAATACCATACTTTATATATTCATTATTTAAATTATCATCTGATATTATATTTTTACATACATACTTTCGTCTTAAATGAGACAAATATTTTGTTTTAATATTAGTATTAAATCCACATCTTGGACAAGTATAATTTACCATTATATATAGTAAATAATTATGTATTTTTATATAATTTTAAACTAAATAATAGATATATTTTAGATATTTTTTGGATATATTTTGGATATTAGTATTATAGAACATATAATCATGTAATATTAATATATATTTTGGATATTAAGACCTATATTTTGGATATTTTTAGATATGTTCGTTTTTTATTTTGGATATATGAGGGGGGGGGGAGACACTCAAATTAAAATTCTATTTTTACTTTTCAAAAAATTTT